TATGTTTTCATCAAATTTATATTCCATATTTATATCCAGTCTTTAGGTAGTGTGTGTTCACTATACCATTTAAAATTATTTTTTTCTGCCCACTCTGCATGACTTCGTTTAGTTCCGTCTTTTCTTCTTTTAGCTTGAGGCATAGGAGAACTAGGACTAGAGAACAAAAAGACTAACTCTTGATTAGGTTGAAGACACTTACGTATCCAAACATATTTATTGTATTCTTGGTAATCCCAAAATCTACCTTTAGCTTCAAGTAAGTATTCTACACCATTTATAACTTTTGTAAAGTCAGGTTCGTAAGTGTGTTCAACTATGTAAGAAACTTTATCGGAATGATGACTCCATTTTTTTAAAGAGTTTCTATGTAAGGTATATTCCCATTTAGAATCATAACCTTTAGGAATATTTTTTTCTATAGGTCTAACCTTCCGTGGTTTTCTGTATCCTCGTTTCACACTATATCCTGTAATGTAATTTCGTACACTTCTTTATTACGAGATTCTTGTTTAACTTTTTGTATAAACCACCTTTCAGTAAACGCAGATAAAGTTAATTTTTGATTAGCGTACACATACTTTTCTAAAGTTGGAAAAAATTCTTTATAGTTATCTTTTGTTATATCTTTAGCATCCTTAGATGAAACTAAAGTGTGCAACCAAGCATACATTAATTCATGTGCTTTACGTTTAATTTGTTTTGATTTACGTCTGTTCATAGTGTTTCTGAATCATAGTTCTTAACTAATTTCCAATACGTTAATAGACTATTAAACATTTCTGTGTGTTTAGTGTGAGAATCTGTATCCCAAATGTAGGGTAAAACTAAACTTGTGTTTGCTCTATCAACAAAAATAGATATTCTTTTAGGAGATTCTACATTACAACCTTGAGCATACGCTGATAACTGCATACCATGGTCATCATAAACTAACTTAGATGCTTCTTTATCTTCTAAATTATCTTTAGTTTTAAAATCAATAAAGATACCTGACTTAGAATACAAATCTATTTTACCACCATAACCTTGTGTAGCACAAAAAGAATCTTCTGCTATCCAATCTTCATCAGGAAAGGTTTCATCTAACCAAGCTTTAATTACTTTGTAAGGTTTAGTTTCTTTTTCTCCTAAGAAACCTTGTTCAATCTGAGCATGTATTTTAGTTCCTTGTTTAGCAGCTTCTAAACCTACTTCTTTACCTGCACTCTTACATTTACTAATATAGTTAGGGTCGTCTTTATCTACTTTTAAAGAAGCTTTTAAAGCTTCCGTAATCTTCCAGTTTTCTAAAGAAGGTTTAGCTGACATACCTATAATGGTAGTGACAGAAGGAACTAAACCTAAAGACCTAGCGTCTCGTAACGTAGTGTTTCTTTCTTTACCATTAGCACCTATAATAGTATACATAGGTGTTCCGTCTTGGTCATACCAATGACCTGCTTCTGATTTATAATTATTTTTTTCTAACATTTTTTAATTCTTTAAATGATTTTATGACATCTGTAGAAAACAATTTTTGTAAGTTTACTAAGAACATACGACTGGCATTGTTGTCCCCACCTGACACAGTTTTAAATGTATCTAAGTCGTCTACTATTTTTCTAAGAGTATCTGTTTTAAATACTAAAGTACAGTATTCATCTTTACCAATACATAAGTTATGAAACCAGTAATCAGACTCTGTTGCTTTAATACCTGAAGGCTTGCCCCATGATTCATACTCTATACAAATGTTACCTGACTTCTGCCAAATATCTCTTTCTGATTTGACTTCTATTTTTTTATTGGTAAGCATTTCTGCTATCTTATCCTCACGGATACTACCATATTGTAAATCTAAATCAAACTTCTTTCTATCTTTTTTAGTGGGTTTCATTCCAACTGTCTCCTATTTTATACTCACCTGTTAGTGGGCATCTCATGTTAAAAAAATCTCCTGCTTCTTCAATACATTTAACTGCAATCTTACCGACCCATTCTGCATCTTGTTCAGGAACTTCTATTTGCCATTCATCGTGAATGTTAGCTACTATTTTTACATCTGTTTTAGCAGATAATTCTAATGCTTCATTCAAAAGCATTAAACCTTTCTTCATTGCTATAGCACCACCACCCTGTAATAAAGTATTTAATGCTGAATGTTGATGTCTCAAAATAATCTTTCTTCCGTCTAACCCTTTGAGGTAACCTTTGCTTGCCGCTCTGTCAACTCTATTTGTAAGAGCTTTAAATGATGGGTTACTATCAAAAAACTGTTCTCTAAGTTGTTTACCTGCTCTAGAACTTCCTCCAATAATACTTCCAAGCTTTGCATTTCCTGCTCCGTAGCATAAGGCATAGATGAAAGTTTTAGCCTGATTTCTTGATTTAAGTTTTGCAAGGTGTTGGTTAGTTGTGTGTATGTCACCATTGATAATTTCATTTGTGTATCCTTCATCATTCATATAATGTGCTAACATTCGTAGTTCTAAACTACTTGCATCAACACCTACTAATTTATTTCCTTTGTCTACTATCCAACAACTTCTACATTCAGAACCATATGGACTATTAATACTGGGAACTTGTGCCATGTTAGGATTTCTATGTGCCATTCTTCCTGTAATAGCACCTGTAGAAATAACTGAGCCATGAACTCTTTCGTCTGTACCTACTGCTTCAATCCAAGACTGAACTTGAGCAATTCTTTTTTGATACAAAAGAAAGTCTGCAATTAGTTTAGCTTCGTAGATATGAGTTATATCTTTTAGTGTACCCTCATCTACTTTTGGTTGTCCTGTAGGTGTTAGTTCTTTAGGTTTCCACTCAAAGTCTTGTAAGTATTCTCCAATTTGTTTACGAGAACCCAAGTTAAACTCTTGTAAATGTTGTCTCATGAAAGGTTTAAATGGTCTTACCCCTCTAAGTATATCAGAATATTCTTGATTGGTCAAGCCCTGTTTAGATAAATTACCATCTTTTTTCTTTTTAGGTACGATTTGTTTAGTGTCAACCCACTTAGGTTTAAATGTTTTATGTACTTCGTCAACTGTTTCTTTTAATAAACGACTAAGTTTACTGGTAAGTAATGTAGCTTCTTTCATATTAAACAAGAAACCATTTGTTTTTTGTTTAGTTAATATATGAGTAACGTCATGCTCTATAGTTATAGATTGTTTAGAAAAACCTAAAGACTCTTTCTTTAAATGTTCATATAATTTTTTATTTAAATTTACATCAGTAATACAATATTTGAGCATTTCGTCTGAGTAAGTTTCCCACTCAGGAGACTTAGCTTTATGAAAGCCAAGCCTGTATCCCCAAGACTCTAAACTATGTCCTCCTTCTCTACTAGGTTTGAACAATCTAGAAAGAACAAGTGTATCTATTACTGAGTTTAAGTTGTAAAGGTCAACACCTGTTAGTTTTTTAATTACAGGTATGTCAAACCCTACAATGTTATGACCAATAAGTTTGTTTGCTTGTTGTAAAAACTCAATGCCTTTATTTATTTGTGTGTTGTCAAACGTATGAACGCAATCGTGTTCATCTACTGCCACAATACAATGTATTAATGTAGCATTTAGTCCGTTTGTTTCTATATCAAATACTAATTCCATAATTTTTCCTATTAAAAGGGTATGCTCTCATCATCTGCAGAACTATTAAGTAATTCATAGTCTGAATATTCTGATAGTCTACCCGTGTCTTTATCATACACTAAAGCAGTAGCCATGCCAACATCTCCTGTGTATCTAGATTTTAATACTCTTAGTCTAGTTGTCCTAGATTCTAATTCATCTTCTGATTGTTGGTCACGCTCTAAAGCTATAACACAATCACTTAGTTGAGCTATAGCATTGCTACCTCTGAGGTGTGATAAACTTACGCTGACTCCGTTCTCATGTCCTTTGTCACCTTGAACTCTACGAAGGTGAGATACTAAGATAACACCTGCTCCTGTTTCTTCTACTAAACTACGAAGCCTAGTCATAATATTATCTATGGCTCTACGTTCGTCACCCTCTGTCATTGAACTAACCAACATATGAAGGTGGTCAACAACTACCCATTTACAATCACAACCGACAATAAGATATCTAAGCTTAGAAAAGATATCATCTAAATCATTTGTACCGAAGTGAGCATGAAGAAAAACTCTGTCATTACTAAAGATTTTGTTGAACATCGTAGTCAATGTTTCATCATCATAAGTATCTCTAACACTATCAATGTACAATCTAGCGTTAGCTTCAATAGACATAATGCCGTCTACTGTACGTCTCCAATCTTCTTCTAAAGCTATTATACCTACATTATCTTCTGTTTGATTGACAAGCCAATGCTCAATCTCTCTAGTAACAGAAGACTTACCAAGCCCTGTACCACCCGTTAAAGTAATAAGCTCACCTTGTCTCATACCAATTAGCTTTTTGTTTAGTCCCTCCCAAGGATATGGAACACTAGCTTTTTTATCTCTTGTTAAGAATTCTTTTTGTTTTTCTGATACTCTAATAATTCCGCTTGGTGTATATACTTGTGCATCCCACCAAGCTCTAGTAAATGCTTCGTAGCTTTTGCTTCGTAACATATCGTTAGGGTCTTTGTATCCCTCAGGTAAAGTAACTATCTTACATTTGTTTGGTTTGATAATCTTGGCTACTTCTTGAGCAGACTCTTGACCTGATTGGTCTTTGTCAAAACAAAGAACTACATTATTAAAACTTTCTACATACTCTAAACTTTCTTTGATATCTTTTACTGCTGACTGAGCACCACGTTTGATTGATACGACTGCCCACTTACTACCAAGTAATTCGTATGCAGACA